GGCAAAGATCAGTGTTTCAAGTTCGAACGTGTAACCATTACCCATGCTCGAAAACTTTTCGAGCCTGCACCAGTGACCGTCCACCAAGGTGAACGGACTTCTAAGCTCATAAAGAGCTCGGAACCAAGCTGGTGGTAAGAGGAGTCTGACAAGCTCCAAACTTACGGTGTCGCTAGCGTTTGAGAGATCGAGAGTAGCAAACTCTCGCGTGACAGAAGACTCACGAGCCATCGCCCTGTGAATATCCTGCGCACGATCAAGGTCCCATCCAGCATGTCTACTGAGACAATGACGAATGGAAGTACCTAAGCCAAGCTGATAGAACACATTCAAAGCGGGTTCAACCGCAATGGAGCGATCAATCAGTCCGGTTTTCGGTACAGTTAGGTAGCGATTGCCCCTAACCCATGACAACCCTCGACCAGAGTCCTTGGATATCCGCCCCCAATGCGTAAGCATAAAAGGGAGGACATACCATTTGGCCCCTGGCGTCAGAGTGGGCGTCGACGTTATTTTATCAGGGACGGTTGTCAGGCGTCCGCGATCGGAGAACGTAGCACCAGGGCCGAACTTACCCCTAATCTCATCGAGATCAGGAGGGTTCGAACCCAACCACGAACGAATCTTCTTTTGAACCTCAGAGAAAAACTCTGAGATCCCCTGCTCCTCGGCGGTAAGAGAGCCGCCATAGAGGAAACGGGAGAGACGTTCGTTAGTTCGAAAACATGAGCGTTCGCCGTCCCACCATTTCTCAATGGCAGGTTTGCGACGATCTACTCCCGGTACATCGACCTGGAGCTTCCGAAGAAGCTCCGTGGCCTGTGCATCCCGAAAGTAGTGCTCAGGGTTTTCGTAGTGGCGTGGATCTATCCTTAAGGATAAAATCCCCTTCCACTCACCATAACGTAGCATGATCGCTACAGTTAAGGCTCGTGGGGTCCCCAGCTTCTCCAAGATAGGAAGAAGCACTCGCGAAGAAGTGTTCAACGAGTGTGACATAGCCTGCTGTACTCCTGCCGGTTAGGTAGGAGCGTAGCCCGCTTGAACCGACTGTGCAACCAATGTGGCTGCAAGTAGATTCAACCCTTGAGCGACCTCATTGAGGTTCGCCGAAGGGATTGCGACTGGCATGGTCACGATTCCCGTCAACACGACCCGGTCCTTCGCGCTGTAAAGCGTCGTGGTTGAGTCCTGAACGGCATACGGCAACACGAACGTAAAGCTCAGTTGCCGCGCCGTCTTGGGCCCATTCCACTTGCTCACAAGCGAAAAGGAATTCCGCAGTCCGACAGGGAGTCCCGCAGGAGCACCAGTGTCCTGACGCCACGCAGCTGGGGAGTTGTCACCCCCGGACGCTGCAAGGGCATCATACACAATGTTGGTGACTGCATCGGCCTTCTTGACCGTAATAGCTGCCATCGTGGGCAAAGTAAACCTCCAATATGGAGAGAAGTAAACTACCCTACTAAGAGAGCACCTGCACGAGTAAACTCATAGCAGTTGCTGCTCTTACCTTAGAAGGTAGACGAAGTTGCTTCATCGCGAAGACCGGGGAGCCTAGTGCTTCCTGACGGTCCATCCTGACAACATTGCCAGTCCAGTCGCATTTGCCAGGGTACCCAGAGCCCGGATAGGGCCTAAGGTTCCCGGCAATCTGCAACCTGAACAACACACTGTTCCAGGTGTCGCGAAGTTGCATGCCTGCGTAATCGCTGTACGAGTTAAGGACTTGTCCAACGTTTACGAACCAGTCGACAACAAAGGAGAAGGGAACAAGTTCCCACGCTATCTCAACCGGGTTAATAACCCCGAACTGATCAAGCGCATGCAAAGTCGAATTAGTGATACGGTCAACAGTTAACCCTTGCACCGCGTAATAACTACGTCGCCAGAACTCTGAGCGATTATAGTTAACGTTGTGTTCGGAATAGCTGCCTGTATCAACGTTCGACCCTGCACCCCTTGCCCTGGAAAACGCCTTAAGTGGGTTATTCATAACTTCCGCAGCATCATAGATGTCACGGACGAGAGGTTCCCACCCAAAGTGAAACTCGAGCCAATTATTCGCGAAGCTTTTTCGAATGCTGACATCCTTCGGAAGGATTTTCATCCCCAAAGCATGTTTTGCACCGAGAAAGTCTCCGCGTCTAATCTTCCGAGCAACGTTTATCAGGGTAGTAGCGCTACTAGCCATCATGCCGAGTGCCTGGCGGTACTCGACAAAGTCCACTCCTAACTGAGCATCAGTGTAGACTTTCCCCTTTAGAGCCTCATAAGCCTTGTTTCTAGCAAGGTTATAGAGATTCGTATTGGTGAAAGCCGCAACCAATGTAGTCGCAGAGTAAGGCGGCACAGGGTCTGGGAAGTTAGGAGCGATCGGCCAGCGGTTCGCAAAGGATACGTGGTTATAGTAATCGAGAGGGAGAGTATATGGCAATTTCTGCCACTTACGTCGCCACTCTCGGTACACATAACTGTATCCATAAGGATCTACCAGCGTTACGGTCCTAGCCGTGTCAAACCTTTTAGGAAGTGCCATGGCTGTCGACTGTGCTAATCAATGGAGAACAAGACAAACATAGTTTGTCTTGCCCTCTGTGACAAAAGTAGCTCGCCCCGAGGCGTCGGCAAGGATAAACACGAGGACTAGTAAGGTCCCCGTAAGAACCCTAGCCAGCGATCTCAGGAAAAGTTCTTGAGTCACAAAAGTAAACCTCCATTGAGGAGGGACAAAAGAGGATTCCTCTGTCCCAGAGAAGAGACCATCCCACTAGGGGTG